TTATCAATTGCTCCTGCCATTGTATTCCTATGATAAAGGTCCTGAAAATGGAACAGGTGGTGCGCCTGGAATTAATCCACTCACTACCCATGTTTTTGTCCATGTATCTAAAATGTTTGCCAACTCCTTCGAAAAACTTACACCTGAAGGTTGATGTCCTGAATATAATTGTATTAACTCCGGCGTATGTGAAGGTGATACCGCCGGTGGCCCTATCTGATTTGCAGATAAAAATGTCAATGCCATAGTTGATAATGCCGATGCTATTTGTGTTCCTACTGCTGCACCAGATGGTAATTGTTGAGCATAAACTCCACCTATTGTCATTCCTGTTGGAGCATCTACTACATTTGATGCTGGAAATCCACCCGCGTTCTGTGCCATCATTAAATAATTCTTAAATGCTTTTGCTATATCTTTTCCTGGCTTCATTGGATCAGGACTATGACCCCCATACGTTGCTATCAATTCACCCTGTAATGTTGCTTTAACTAATGCCATATTATTCAAAACTCCCACTAACTTTTAAGGATTTCAATAAGGATAATTTAGCAGTAGCTGGTGGCATTGGTGGTCCAGATGGCCCTGTTCCCGTTGGATGAGTATGTTCTGTCATTATGTCTATTAATTCATCTAATACTTCTTTTAATGTAGCAATTAATCCTGCTACCTTTACTTTACCTCCTGAACTTACTGTTACCTCACCCAATAATCCTTGTAAAGTAGCCGCGCCTGAACTCTCTAATCTCATCGTGGCTAATAGACTAGCCATTTCTGCATATCCCGCTAAAGAAGAAAATGCTACATTCCCCAATAATGATTCTCCTTTAATACCACTTGTTCCTAAATTAGAATTCAATTCTATATCTCCGGGCGGTAACAATTTTATATTTCCCCCTAAACCCGCAAGACCTAAATTCATTAAGATTCCACCTGAAACTAAATTATCAGTACATTCCATTCCAATCTTACCTAGAGTAGCCGTAGTCTTTTTTGCATAATCACCAGTTAATGATGGTAATACTCCAAATATTGATTCATTTATTGAATCGGTAATATTATATGATAATCCACCACCAGTTTGTAATCCTGCACTTCCTTGAGAACTCAAACTAAAAGATCCACTATGAATAGTGTATTTACCACCCACCTTCTTTTTTTCATCTCCTGTTGTTATTTCTGAACCAGAAGAAGACTTCTTTTCAATTATTACATTATTAGCACTTAGTACAAGAGATTCCGATGCTGTTAATTTCATTTTAGAGGCTTGAAAATTAATTGCTCCTTTTGTATTAACAACATTAAATCTACCTTTACCTATTGCAACAGAATAATCACCATCAACTCTATCTGTCCTATTACCAATAACATAATTTTCTTGATGACCATCAACTGTTGTATAATCACTCGCTTCAATATGTGTATATTTTGCACCTAAAATAATATTATAATAATTGTTTACTATTTTATCAACTTTAATTCCAACTGGATGTATTTCTGTAAATGTTCCTGTTCTATGATACCAATGTAATCTTTCTTCATTGGGAGTATCATCCATTTCAATAATATGTCCACTTTCTGTTTGATGAACATGATTGTATGGATAAATTGCTGCCCACGGTATCTTAGGTTCAGACCAATTCCTACCATCTGCTGTAGGAATATCTAATTGTCCGGCCTTTCTATTTTGCATTTTTTCAAATACAATCCCTGAAGACTTTGGATCACTAGAATCTGTATTTCCCCGAATACCTCTAGCCAATCTATTCGTAGTGGGTTCTTTTAAATAATTTAATTGTCTTGTAGATGATAAATTTGTATTTGCTATACCAGTATCAGGAAATGTTGATCTTACATCTTGTTCTACAACCTTTACTGTAAATGCCGGTCTTGGTGCTTGTAATCCAGTTTGACCCATTAAAGATCTTACATATACACCATTTGCAGTAAATACTTGTGGTGTGGGTGCACCCATTGAACCCACTTGAACAGACGTTGCAGATTCTTCAGGATCAGGATTAGAATTATGAATAATAGTTGCGGGTTCTCTTGGAACTAACTCACTTGCGGGATTATAAGCTAAATCTCTTGGGCCTATTTCATCATCGAATTCTGGGTGACCCACATCTCCACCTGGAGGTAAATCTCCTTGTTCTCTTCGTGGATCAAGAAACCCTTGTCCTCCTGTTGGTGTTCCATCATTATTAATTCCTTTTGCATCTAATTCAGGAATACCACCAAGTGTTCCAAAAAACATTGGCTCTTGTCCTGCCTCACCATCACGATAAAATCCAACAACCCATGTTCCTTCAACTGGACCTAATGGAGATGTTCCTACTCCTGTTTGACTTGCAGAAGTAATTGGTGCAACAGGATACGCCCACGGTAGCCCAACTGTTGGTTGATCATTTTTATCTTCTGAATGCCAACCTAGTATTCTAATTTTACATCTTCCAAGATAAAGAGGATCATGGCGATCTTCGACAACTCCTTGCCACCATACAAATCCTTCTTTTCCCATAAAATATGACATAGTGTTATACCTTATCTACCTGATTGACCCTTCATTCGACCTGATTTAGCTAATGCTTCTTCAGTATCTTTACCCGTCATTGTACCATGTCCAGAAGCGGCTGGCGCTGATCTATCTTTACCGACTGGCTTTTTTAATGAATCTTTTATTGCTTCAAATTCTATCTCATACTTTTCTTTATTAAAGTGATGTCTTAATTTTGTAATTAAATAATATCCACTTAAATAAGTATGATGTGTGGATTGTGTAAATCCATCCCTATCTTCAAGATATTGTGTAGGTAATTTAAATTCAATTAAATCTCCTACTGTTCTAGTAGATAACCCAGGCGCCCTAATACTTAATTTAATATTATTCATTTGTTGACTTTGTACCAATCGTGATTGCATCCATTGTTCTACTCTACTAGGTTGAATACTTGGGCTTGCATTTTCTCTAATTTCTCCATGAACTCCTTGTGATCCTATAGCTTCTTTAAATATAATGTCATGTGAAAAATTAGTAGGATAAAAAGATATTTGTGATTCGGGTGAACCTAAGGCATCTTGTTTTTCAGTAGATAATAATCCTGACCCCAAATGAGTAAAATTATCAGTAAAGTTTTTTGCATCATGTGCTTGTTCTAAAAATTCTATAACTTCTTCTGCACCAGTATCACTATTTACTGTTATTTTTGCACTTAATGCCGACTTATTTACCAAATTAAAATCTAATGTATCATATCTCATTCTAACTAGATCATGTGTAAGTAATCTATTTGAATACATTCCACTTTGTAAATTTTGTAGAACATCAAAATTAGAATTAAATTGATATTCATCTACAGCAGTCATTTCTACTGCAACATTCTTAGCTTCATTAGTTTGTGCGCCCAATCGTTTAGGTTGAATCACATAGGTTTCTTTCACGGGATTTTCTGGTTGAGTATACTCTAATTCTGTTGGTGATCCAGGCGATCCTGGAATTGTACGATATCCCAGACCTCCACCAGCCATAAGTGTTTCCAAAGAAATAAAAAAGAATCCTCTAACAGTTTCATAAAAAACAAAACTAGAACCCACTGCATGTTTACCCGCAGACACGGCTCTTGATGCCAAAAAATTAAGAGCTTTAAATGGTGTTTGATTTGGAATAATTAAATCTGTAAGATTTTTAGTAGGTTCAATAAAGATTCTTTTACTATTTGAATTTCTACCTCTTTTAAAAAATTGTGTATATAGAGATTTAACTATATCCGATATTTTTCTTGGTTTAAAAGTTTGAGGATCTAATGCGGATTTTTTAACCTTTTTCTTTAAATTTAAAATAGCTTCTTCAGAAACTAAAGATAATTTATAAGTCAACATTTGATCATTAAGTTTTACAATATTATTAATTTTAACTACTCTAAACTTTAAACTAATTCTACCTTCATTTTGACTACCTTCAAATGGACCTGGAAGATTATTTTCTGGTTTTCTTTCTTTTACAATACCTTTTGTTTTTACTTGGATGGTTATAGTTTCTTCACCAATAATAGGTACACTTTCCATTAATCCAATACCATCTACTAATTGTATATCAGCAGTAAGATAAGGTGAAAAAATACTTTCATAGATATTGAAATCTGACCACGCGGCCTTCAAATCAATATATCCTTTTCTATGAGGTGAAGTAAGGGTAAGTTTTTGAAGTTCAAAATCGCCAGGAAAAGAGGGGAGTGCACCCTGCTTCGGATTTTTTAAAAATTCAGATTTAGTTCCATGATCGGCGGATTCTGGAGTAATACCTACTCCTTTATTCGTTCTATCAATAATAGTTCCGGCTCCCATTATTCAAATTTCTCCGCATGTTCAGAGAGTATATCTGCAACATATTTCCTATCAATCAATTTAATATCTCGCTTAGCCTCATTTCGAGCTGTTTCCCAATCATAACAATATATAATATCTCGGTCTGCTTCGTCAAGTGCATTATAAGATGTTTCATCAATTTCAATACATTTTAATGGAATTGGTTCAGAAGTTGCTGTTGCTTCTACTCTAGGTCTAACAATTTGTTCATAATGATGTACAGTAGTTTGACAATGATTAAGACTTCCATACTTATCTTTAATAAAATTTCCAAATTCCCTAGAATTTAATGGCCAGTCAAAAACGGGATCATGTATATCATTAATCAAAAATATTAACCATGTATATTTTACATTACCATACATTTTAAATGAAGTTATATCTGGTCTTTCTGCTTCTGGTATTGAATAGGGAAAATAATTAACAATAGAACTTGTAAGTATACTTTTTATCTTCGCATTGAGCATAATATTAATAGCAGTCTTGGTCTTTATAGGTTTTGCGCCAGAAATATCATAATTTATTTGTGGATAATGTTGAAAATATTCAGACATAGTTAATTTCTCCTATTAAAATCCTTGATCTACTTTTTCTCTATACATTATATCTACTTCCATAAACGAAAGTTTCATTGCTATAGTTACTGGATATTGTGTTCCATCAAAAAATAAAGGTACATTTTCTGTATCAAAATTTAAGTCACATTGAGTTAATACAGATTTTCCTATATTAAACATGGGATTCTCTGACCCAGTAGGTAAAGCTTTTCCACCAATATAAAACGTAATTTCAAAAGTATCAGGATATCCAAATAACATTGAAGGTGCAGTTGCACTATCTCCACCCGCATGAGAAGGTAACATAGCCTTTTTAAATGAATTAGCAATTTTTAAACAAGTTTTAGATTCATCTTCATTTTGTGGTAACATTTTAAAATCGAATTCAAATGTTCTCATATCGGTAGGACCTTTAAATGCGGCAACTGTAAAAGGATTAAGTACTGCACCAGTAGCTCGTTCCATTATAGTTTTAGTACCCTCTTGAATAACATTAGCTTTTTCTGCCATTTTAAGTGTAGCAACTTTTCCCATTTCACTTTGCATACCCGCCTTTTGAGCATTCATAATATCTTTAAATGAATCTACATTAAATCCAGCTCCCGAATTAACGGCTTTATCTACTACTTTTGCAGTATCTACCGCAGCTGCACCTAAACCTCCTAATTGTACTGATTCGTATGCTGCTTTGTAATCAGTATTTAATGCACCACCTGGAATATACATTGCTATATTAAGTGTGGGCTTTTGAGATTTAAAATCTGTTGCCTGAAACATCATATAATTATCCATCGCTTGTGAACCACCCTGCGAAAGTAAAGTAGAGGGGTATTCTAAATACACTGGATTAGAAGCCGGTGGATCTTCTGGTTGTGGATTTGCTCCATGATGTCCTGGCATTTATTTTCTCCATTATTATTTAATTGGTATTATTGAACTATCTATATATTTATATGGCATACAAAGGGAAATTTCGTCCTCAAAACAGGGACAAATATAAAGGTGATTCAAGTGATATTCGATATCGATCTGGGTGGGAACTAAACTTCATGAAATACCTTGACCGACAACCTGAAGTCTTGCGATGGTCTAGTGAGGAGATCATTATACCATATAAAAGTCCAATCGATGGAAAATGGCATCGATATTTTCCTGACTTTTGGGTTAAAACCGCTAAAGGTGAGACATTAATAGAAATTAAACCAAAGAAACAAACAAAACCACCCAAACACAATCCAAAACATAAAAGAAGATATCTTAAGGAAGTTAAAACATTCGCAATAAATGAAGCAAAATGGAAAGCTGCTGAAATAGTATGTGAAAAGAGAGGATGGAAGTGGAAAATACTAACAGAAGATACTCTTAATAATACTAAATAGTTATATTATGGCCGAACAAACTTATTTAGAAAAATTAAAGGATGCAGTTGGAACTTCCAATGTTACTGCCCAAGCAAAAGCAGCAATTAATTGGTTTCGTTCACTTATTGAAAATTATGGGGTAGCAGGTTTAAGGGGTAAATTTACTAACGAAACTCCGGAAAGTATTCTGGCTAGACATAAAGAATATTCCCCACAAGCATATCTTGGAAATATGTATTTTTTTTATTATAATCCTAAACATAAAAAGACTCTTCCCTGGTATGATACATTTCCCTTAGTTTTTCCTGTTGACTTATATCCTGACGGATTTCTTGGTTTAAATTTCCATTATCTTGCTCCAAAAGATAGGGCAATATTAATGGATCAACTTAAAGAATTTTCGAATAATCAAAATTATGATGATACCACCAAATTAAGATTAACGTATAGTATGTTAAAAGGATATATGAGTGGCAGAGTTAAAAGAGCAAGACCAACTATACATCGATATTTAAATGGTTTCGTTAAATCACAATTTATTCAAGTTAGTGCTAATGAGTGGGAATCAGCACTATTTTTACCTGTTGAAAGATTTCGATCACAAACACAGAGTGTAAACAATGAGGCAGTGTGGAAACATAGCCGAGAAAGGTTTTAATGGCCAGCGCAGGAAATCCACCATATTCAGAATTCGGAATAAGTGAATTTATAAGCCGAGTAGGCGCCAAAGGAGATTTTGCAAAGAGAAATAGATATCATGTTGAAGTTACACCTCCAACATCTAT